TCAACTGCCTCCCCTTTCGCGGAGCCGCCGCTCTACTTCTTCCGCGATCTCCTTCTCGCGCTGCTCGTCTTCCATACGATGCTCGTAGGTGTCGGCAAATTTGGTCAGGGCCTTGGCTGCCTCTTCCTGCGCCTTGGCAGTGGCCTCGAGATGCATGTTCGTTCGCACCTGTTGCTGGACCAAAAGCCCGGTTTGCTCAATCAGAGCCTTGACCGGCCCCATGTCAGCCAGCTGGCCAGCAACGGCAAACTCTGTCGCCTCAGTCTTGGCGGGCTTCTTCCCCGTCACATAGTGGTAGGCAGAGAAGATCGCCACGGCCACCATGAAAAGGAACGTGCCGATAGTCTGAAGATTTGGGTCAAGTCCTTCGATCGTGGGCACGTCTGGAACGCCTTTCCTCGCCGATATCTTTCCAAGCGTTCCTGACGCACCAGACGCTTAATGCCAGTGGGAGCGGATAAATTCCCGACCCCGAAGTTTGTACGGCTGAAACAGACATCACTACCTGCCACCAGACCACTGATGCCCCCAAAGCAACCAGGCCACGAACCAGCGGCGAGTACCGGGAGTAATTCGTGTCGGCGAAGGTACCGTTGACGGCCAATGCAACAAGCCAGCATGCCCCGGCAATCATGGAGATCACGCCCCATGTGTCTTCGCTGGCTATTCGCAGCAATCCTTGCCATGCGGCAAGATTGGTCCACGCCGTTCCGGGCTGCGCCAGGGTCCAACCCCAGAACATACCCGTAGCGGCCATGGACCATTCCACCACACGTTCATCGAAGTGTTTGTGAATGCCACTGACGACGCGGATGAACATGGCTCACTTGCCCTTGAGGATGTCCCAGAGGGACTTCCGAGGCGCGGAGACCTCGACAGACTTGCCCGCTACCTTCTCGACCTCCTTGGGCTTCACCGTCGATCTATAGCTGACCACCTGGGCATAGACCCAGAGAGCGAAGCCGATGGCAGCACCGATGGTCAGCCCGCCACCCTGCCCCGAGAGTACATCAGTGATGAACTGGCGATGCTCTGGCGGCATGGAATTATAGAAGGTCACGAGCGTGATGATCAGGCCGGAGAACTCTGGAATGCGGCGGATGAGCCATTGGATGGCGACGTTGTTGAGCATGGTCAGTCCTTTCAGAACAGTGGGGTGAAAACAGCGACGGCCGCGAGCACGGCCGCGATGACAACAGCAGCGATGAGCCAGCCACCAATGCCACCTTTGCGCTCAGGCAAGCCGCTCGTGGGGATCGGCTGGGGATGCTGCTCGACGTCTGGTGGCGGAGGCAGCGTGACGCCCATCTCTGACGCCTGGAGAGCCGCGAGGAACTTGCTGGCATAACCGGCAATCATATCGGCACGATCGGTGCCGTTGATGACGCGCCGCATGTCCTTGAACGTGGCGAAGTCACCCAGCTTCTTGCCGGTGAAGGTGCCAAGCATTGCCCCCTGAACCAAGATGCGAGCCGCAACTGCAGGCTCTTGGACAAGCTGCGGTTCCTTGATCAGGTCAAGGCCAGTCCGCTTGGACCAGTCCTGATAGTTGCGCCGGCCGGTTAGCTGGACAAAGCCCCGGCCCATGAACTTCTTGCCGTCGCCCGGCTGGACATTGCCCAGATCGGCCCTGCCCTCATATCGGTTCTGGGCAGCAGTCGGGCCCCATATCTCCCGCATGTACTTAAACGCGCCAGTCTCGTGATGAGCAGTGGCGAGGATATAGGCGAGCTTGCGGGCGTCACTGTCTCCGTACTGCTCCCAAGCCGAGCCGATGGCATTGAGGCTATCAACCTGCGTCTGGTTCATTGCGCCGCCGTAAAGGGCATTGCGCACCGACGCGAAGAACGCGGAGTTCATGGGTGGTCTCCATTCATGTAAGTTAGTTGCGCCTCGCTGCGTCCCGTGCACTCAATGAGCGGGGGCTTGGAGGCAAGCTATGCAGGTAAACGTATTCATTACCCGACAGGACGGGCAGTTGCAGAACAGGCTATTGGTGCTGCCGATTAGTCCAGCAGCGGCAATCCCGAAAGAGTACCGGAGCGGCTGGAGCTATTATGCCACGCTCGATAGTGGTGATGCGATGTTCAGTGGGTTGCCAGTCGATGCTGATCTAGCGGCGAAGGGCTTTGCTGTTGTGGAGCCGGAGACGCCTGATAGGCGGTAGGATCACAGAATGGCAAAGCTGTACGCTTGGTTTGCGCTAACACTTATCTTCATCGTGCTCTTCCCCACGGCGGTGAAGTTCATAGTACTACGAATTTAGTAACCTCAATCACGGCGGCCGTATGTATGCGGCTAAGCCAGCAGAACGCTGCTTCCACGTTCGGAACGGCTTGAACCGAGTTCTGATGATGTTGAACACCAAGTTGCGGCGTGGCATTGAGCAGCCATGTCGATCATTTCATATCGCCCTGACATCGACGGGTTGCGCGCAGTAGCGGTTGCCGCCGTAGTGCTCTATCACGCGTTTCCAACTGTGCTGCCCGGTGGGTTTGTCGGCGTCGACATCTTTTTTGTCATTTCCGGTTTTCTGATTACAGGCATTATCCTAAAGGAGAATGCCGCAGGAACATTCAGTTTCGCTCGATTTTACGCTCGTCGAGTTCGGAGAATTTTCCCCGCACTTGCTGTTGTACTGTCCAGTTGCCTGGCCGCTGGCTACTTCCTCTTGCTCCCTGACGAGCTTGCCCAACTTGGCAGTCATGTTGGTGCGGGTGCGTTGTTCCTATCCAACATTGTGCTTTGGACAGAGAGTAGCTATTTCGACGTTGGAGCATCACAGAAGATACTGCTGCACCTGTGGTCACTCGGCATAGAAGAGCAGTTCTATGCTGCTTGGCCGGTTCTATTGATGGCAGCCAGGTGGTGCCGCTTGCCCGCAGTTGCGAGCATTGTCGCACTGATAGCAGGATCCTTTGTCGCCAACCTAATCATCACGGGCAGCGATCCTACAGCGGCATTCTACCTTCCATTCACAAGAGCTTGGGAGCTCCTCACAGGCGCGCTTTTGGCAGTGACTTCGCTCCGGCTTCCAAAAGCCGCCGCATGGCTAGGTTTGCTTTGCTTTACCGCAGCGTGCGCCTTGTTCTCAGAAACGACGCTGTTCCCTGGATGGGCTGCTGCACTTCCAGTCCTTGCCGCATTCCTGATAATTGCCGCTCCGGAAAGTCCATTGAACAAGGCGGTCCTGTCGCATTCCTGGATGCGAGCAGTGGGCAAAATCAGCTATCCTTTGTACCTATGGCACTGGCCATTACTTGTGTTTCCGAAGATTGTCCTAGGCTACGAGTTAGAGCCGCTGTGGCAGGCAAGCTGCGTAGCTCTAGCCGTTGCCTTGGCAACTGCTACCCACCTCCTAGTTGAAAGTCCTGTACGCGGCGACAATCGGCTTTACGCCAAGAGCTTTGCTCTGAGTTCAATTTTGGTATGCCTCGCTGTCATGGGCCTTAGCCAAAGGGATGGTTGGGGATGGCGCCCGAACATTGTTCCCTATGCGCAACAAGCCAAACACCTAGAAGCTCAGGTGGAATGGCCCTACGCCGAAAATGAGAACTGCCTTTCGCGGTTTCCATCTCCGGATCGACGGGAGGGCTGGTGGTTTTGCGTGCTCGAAGAAGATGCGCCGCCAACGGTCTTCTTGATCGGCAACTCTTTTGCCAATCATCTTTACCCCGGCATCATTTCGTCTGAAGCCTTTGCCAACGACAATGTGCTTCAGTTTGGATCCTGTGACACCGGACTCGGCTTGTCATTTTCTTACCAGCCTTCGCACCCGTGCTTTGGCGAAGCACGACAGCGCCAAGAAGAGATGGTGACTCGCATATTAGCCGATAATCCATCTATCCACACCGCGATCCTCAGCCCTCCCTGGCCACGCTTCTCTCCGAGCGGCGAAGCCTTGGATTACTTCGACCCGGACAAAGTCGATGGCGTGTACCGGAGTGTTCCGGAAAGAGGAGGTGAAACCTCTTACGACGCTTACATGGAGGCGCTGGAGCGCCGGGTGGCCACCGTGGTCGACGCAGGAGCCGAGCCTATCCTTGTCCTAATGACACCGGAACTGGGCTATGATCCTGGAACATGCCTGGCCAGCCGACCACTTCGCCCATCACTGGCGGATTGCACGACCGACGCCAAGGAAGAGCTCGCAAAGCAGGCGGTGTTTCGAGCAGGGCTCTCCAAAATCGAAGAGAAATTTCCCGAACTCAAGGTGTTCGATCCGCTTAATGTCTTTTGTGACGAAGCGGTCTGCAAAATGATCGACGGCCTCGATTTATATCTACGCGACATAGGACATCTCTCGATAACGGGAAGTCTTAAGGTTGGCGCAGCGCTATCTGACTGGCTGACTCGTTTGTAAATCACGTTGGTGCTGCCAAGTATGCCGTAAGGTCTGCGCTGCTCACCGGAGAGTTCAACAGATACGGCAGCACCGCCGAGAACCACACCCGCGACCCGTAGTTATTGGGATGGTGATGGTTGTCGCCAGTCAGCTCAATCAAGGTTTTCTTCACCCGCATTGCTGCCCAACGGGCATAGATATCAACGAACGGCACACCTTTGGCAGTCGCAACAGCGGCAATTGCGTTGTTGTAGGCGATGCAATCAGACAAGCTGAAATTTACCCAAAGCGGGTTCTTCGGCTGAAAGCCGATTAGGATCGGCTTAACCCCGGCAGACAGACAATTGGTGCAGATGTCGGTCAATGAACTCTGAAATGACGATAGACCGCCCGGGCCAGCCACATGATCGTTCTGCCCAAACGCTACAGCTAGGACCGAAGGGTTCATAGCCAACAGGCTCGAAAGATTGGTGGTCAACTGCCCGATGGATGAGCCGTCGAAGCTGAAGTTGTACACCCCCGCCTTCTTGTGAATGTATGATCGCAGAAGTCCAACGTAGCCATCGCCGTCATTGTTGAAGAACTCGCGTTGAATGGTGTGCGCAGCACCGGTGATGCTGTCACCGGCTGTGATCACCAGGCGGCTTACCGCGGTAGGTGCTAAGCCAGGGACAGTGACCGGGGTCACGTAGTCGGTCTCATAGTCCACATAGGCCAGCAGGTTCATTGTGATAGGCGGGTTGCGTGGCGGGGTGGTGACCAACTGGTAAGTGCCGCCGGTCATGACGATGGCATAGCTCGCAAAGTCATAGATAGCAGAGCCGCTAGTGCGGGCAATTTGGTCACCGATCAGGGCGTAGTTCGTGGCCGAATAGATCACCTTGGTGCCGGTCGTTGGATCGTAGCGGTAAACCGAAACGATGCGGCGAATCGGGTGAGCCAACGACTTCGGTGTGGTGCCACTGAGCGCTACCGGCTCGCCACTGATAAGCGTGCGTGCAGGCTCAGACCTAGGCTGATAGCCGACATTGGCAACCGCACCCATTTAGCGCAGTCCCTCGAGTAGAATATCGCAATAGCTGATTGTGCCAGTACCGGGGAAAAACTGCAGACCGTTGAAAACAACAGCTTGCTTACAGCGTCCGCCACCGGATCCTGCAGAAAGAAGAGCACCTGAAGTGCGGGCTATTGCTTTGTAGGTCAGCCATGAATAAGCGCCGCCCTCATTGAAGCGGTCCACCTCGAATTCGATTGCAGCTCCATCCTGACCGGCTATTCCGATCGATCCAGTGATGCTGACGCGAATTTGAGCCACGTTTGTATCTTCTTGGAACGCTGTGTTGCCAGCGATGCCGTAGATATATGAGTTCTCGTAGTCAGAAGCTCCTTGGTAGAAATTTGCCCCATTTGTATCGCTCACCCTGGCGCTGACGTGAGTGTTTGCGGTCGGGCGGACGAACAGCTTCCCACGCAGTCGCCGATAGCTGCCGAGATTGATCAGATCGATGCTGGCAACGTTGGTGCGTTGCTCGTCCAGTACCTTCTCCCAAGCCAGCCCAAGGCTGGCTCGTGCGGCTACCTTGTTCGGCACATCCGCCAGGTTCTGCAATTTGGCCAGATAACTTGATGCCGCCGCATATTCGAGGGAGCGCCACACTGATTTATCTGCACTGGGCCAGAACTCAACCGCGCTGCCTTGCGCTAAAGTAGAGAGAAGGCCTGGCCCATAGATGTTGGTGTCGCCAACCCCAATGTTGGAGATGAAGAAGTGTTCGCCGTTGGTCGAGGCCAGCGCCGGCAATGTGGGGTTAGTTGCAGTGGCGCTGTTGAAGGTGATGACCTTGCCTGCATCCGTTAAAGGGATGGCGTAGCTTGCGGTCTTTACTATTTCAGGCGCTACGGTCGAAATCTTAGGCGAGGCCGGATCGGTATTGTCGACCGCTATGCCCGATCCAGCAACAACGCTATTGACCGTCCCAGCACCATCAGTCCCTTGCCGTGCCAGCAGCTGCCAATAGGCGTTGCTGGTAGTGGGGAGTGTGGGTGGAGCGTTGCCGGTTGTTGACTGCAGCGCAATCCACGTTGACCCATTATAAAGCACGGCATCGTCCAGCACATAGGCTGTTGCGGGGCTGTAAGTTCCCATAATAACAGCGCCACGGCCCGCAGGGACACCCAGTTCGAGTTCATATCCGCCCGTAACAGGCACGACTGACACCGTCGCATCAGCGCCAGCCGGCAGCGTGGTTGTAGTCCCCGCTTCAAACGTGACAACCGGGCCTACCGGTCCAGTCACATAGGCCGCCGCGCTCCAATCGGCAGATGTGTTGCTGTTCTTGGAATAGATAGCGGCGCGGCCATCACCGACATCAGAGACGAGCACGGAATAGCCCGCCGCCTGACCGTTGTAGGCAGCACGAGCGGCAAGGTTGGCGACCTGCACGTCATAGGCGGCGCCTGAAACCAGATCGGTCTTGGGCACCAAAGTCATAGCACCAGGGCCGGTAAAGACGGCTATCTGATTGGCTGATCCTTCTAGGCTAGCAAGAGCTTGAATATTGCCATTGCCAAGCTCCTGCCGGAGCATAGCGGCCTGTGCCGTCGACCGTGTACCATCGCTGGTGAAGCGGATGCGGTACTCGACATTTACCAGATCAGGTCCAGCCCAAGGCCGCGTCAGCTTGCCAGCCGTGTTGGTAGTGATCTCGTCTATGATAGCCCAGAACTGGGTAGCGCCTGCCACATCGATTAGCAGATCGCCCTCGGTTAGCCCGACCAGCAACCAGGCGGTGCCCACCCCGGTGAAATCAACCGAGCCATTGGTCAGGCTAATGGTACCGAACACATAGTCGGACGGTTTGGTCAGCAGGGGCATGGATGCTCCAAAGAAAAACCCGCCGGAGCGGGGTGAAAGGCAAGATCGGGAACTAAGATTAGACCGCCGTTATGATGTCGGTCGCCAAGGTTGGCAGCGACCAGTGCTTGTCGTGGCGGAAGTCAGCCGGTATCCGCCGCAACGCTTCGATCCGGTTGCTGTCGGCTCGGATCGTGTCGATAACCTCGGCCATTTGCGCCGCTTGGACAGCATCACCATCGCGGAGGATGTTCATCTGACGCCAGAGAGGGAACCGTTCGGTGATGCGGCGCTCAGCTTCCGCCTTCACGTCAGATGTAGTAACGGCCGGCCGGATCGCCTTTGGCTTAAGATGGCCATTCCGTAGCTTTTCACCCTCGGCAAGTGGGATCAGATGACGCGCTTCCCGTGGTACATTCTCATGGCGCAAGGGCTGGCCAGTCAGCTTGCTCACAACGGTGTATTTCACCGCACTACCTCTTGTTGTTAGTGGCGATGATGCCGCTGCCAGCGCGTGCGCCGGTTCCTAAGCTGTATATGGAACCCGCCAAGAACAAGCTCCACGTGTCGGATGCGCCGGGGGAGCTATCGTTGAAGAAACCCGAAAGAGTTAGCGTTTGTCCAACTTGAACGGAACATGACCCACTACGCACAGCAACGCCATTCTTACGCAGTTCATAGGACAGGTTCCCGTTGGAACTGCCACCCTGCGCAACGATCAGGATGAAGTTGACCACCACTTGACCAAATGTGACCGGCACGTTCACGGAAGCGACCGTTACAGAGTTTGGCGAACCACTGGGCAAATTAACGTCGCTTGCTGCAACGCTGCTGTAGACCGTGGAGACGGCGCCGGCAGGGATCTTGATGGTTCCGACAGTTAGGTCACCAATGTTACCCGCCTGAGCGACGAAGTTGTTGATCACGGCGCTGTCTATTTGCGCCCAAGTCGCCTCAAGATTGTCGAAGAACCCAGCCGTTGCAGTCAGTGCATTTACATCGATGTTGACGGCGGTCAGATCACCAATAAAGGCATTGGACACCCGCAGCGTGCCATCTTCGAAGATGAACGGATTGAACCGCGCAGCACTGGCGCTTGAGGCGACGGCGAACTGATCGGCAATGACCAGGAACTGCGTCGGGTCCGCTTCAAGGTTCGGCACGCGGAGGAACCAGCCAGCGTCTCGCCATGCGCCGACAGTTCCGGTCCTGCCCTGCGCACCGATGGTCACGCCACCAGCATCACCGCTCTGCACGGTCATGCGGAAGCGAGCCGTGGAAACGTCATCACCATCCCCGGCCGATAGCTCTGTCAGAGCGTCGGCAATAGCCACCAGCTCGCCCTCGATCGGGACGATGGCTGTGGTGATGGTCTCATCGAACGTGGCGCTTAGTGTTCCAACAACAGTGGTCAGCGAACGCCGCATTTCGTTGAACTGGGCAGAGTTCGCCAGTTCCTGATCACCGGTTAGTTCAGCCTGCGCTTGCAACTGCTCGTATACCTCGCGGAGCGAGCGGCCAAACTGAGCGAACAGGTTCTCCACCTGAGCACCAAGACCATCAAGGTCGATATCGCCATAGATGACATCGAGGGCGCCGAGTTTGACATCGGGCGTCGTAATGGCGAACCAACCCGACCACTCACTCGCAGGTGGCCCGATGAAGATGCCTCGCACCACAACCGGGGTATCGCCCGGGAACTGACCTTGCAGCACATTGCTCCAAGGGGTGCCATATGGGTGAGCATCGCTGTCAAAGATCAGCGGGCCGTTCTCATCCCCGACACGAACCTGCACTCGAACCCGGTCAACGCTTGGGACGCCAGATGCATACTGGACCAAGATGCTAGGGCGCCGAGCACGCCCTTGATCGTCAACGATCTCCCAAGGAAACACCTGCCAGCCCGTCATTGGCATCGGCTTAGGACCGACCAGCGTCAGCGGCCCGTCAATCACCGGTGTATAGTCGGCTTCTTGGTCCCAGTCATAATCCGATGGATCGACTTCGGTCAGGTCAACGATCACGTCGAGGTTGGACTTGTAGACGAGCCCATCAACCCGGAAGAGCTTGTCCTCATAGCCATTCCGCGCGCTTGACCAGAGCACGATGTCGCCAGCCTCAAGCACCCGGAACTCAGGTCCGAGCACAAAGGTATGCCGGCGTGCGCGCAGAGCTTCCAACAATGCCCACTGCATCAGCCGTTGCGCTTGTCCCGAATACGGCACCAGGTCGAGCGACACTGAAGCGATCAGGCGACGATTGCCAGCCAGCGGCTCCAGATCCGGCCGCAGCAATGGCGGCGCCTTCTTGGCATTCCAGCCTTCGGCGGGGTTCGGATAGGTCGCGTCCACACCGTTGACCGTGTCAGCAAGGCTCAAGAACGGGCTGAAGCTCTGCTCTTCGGTCGAAAGGATGTCGCCATCGGTGAATGCCATAACCGGAGTGCCAGGCGGGCCGACGAAGATCTTATACGTGCCGCCGCTTTCAACCAGGCGCGCATTGGCAGCCGTCATCAGCGCCTCAACAGTGGTGGCAACCTGCGCCCCGATCTGTATCTCGCCACCTGCTCGATAGGTGGGCTCCTCGCCACCAGGACCGGCAATCGCCGCCTGTGCCGCGTTGATGCCAGCAATCCATGAAGCAGCCGGAAGACGGGCCGCAGACAACGCCTGCATGCCATAGAGCCACTGCCCGGTGTAGCGGACACCGCGCAGCAGGTTGTAGAGTTGCACGATGGGGTTGAAGTCACCGACACCGCCCCAAGTGGCGGGATTGTCCCAGCGATTAGCACCAGAGCCGCCCGCGGTCGTGTCGAATGCCGGATTGTACCACCGCACACCGTTGGTGACGAACTTCAGTTCCGGAATGCCTTGGAACAAGGGCTTGTCACCCTCATCATTCCGTTCAGGTGCCCGAGCAAAGACGATGACGTAGGGAATGCCCCGGCCAACGCGGGTTGCTTGGTAAGGCCGATCCGGATCACTGCCGAACGTGGACACCAGAACAGCGTCAGCGCTCGACTGAGTGCCGTCATAGAACTTGATCCAGAGATGGTCTTGCCCAGCCTTGCGGTATTCGGCGACGGGCCAACCATAGCTGGCGTGTGTCTCGGCTTTCAGCAGCGTGCAGTCGACGCCATCAACGATGGGATAAAGAAGTTCGCGGATGGGCAGATCGCCGATGGCAATGACGCGGGCCGACATGGTGCCGCCATTGCCGAAGGTATGATGCCATGACAAAGACCCGGCCGTGCAGTTCCAGCCAACATTGATGGAGCGGGGCACATCTTCACCGGCCTGCAGTTTGCCTTGCACCCCAAAGCGAGGCGGCTCCGGCTCGCCCTGCATGGCCTTGCCAATCAGGCTTGCGGCAACGCCAGCAGCGATCTGCAAGCCAGCAGCCGTCACGCCAGCAAGGAAAGTACCGGCACCGAAGATTGCGGCGCCGATGGAGGTGAATACAGCCATGTAGTGGTGCCTCTATGCCGCCGACAGCGGCTTCAGGTAATGCGTCTCTGTTTCGGCAAAGCCTGCGCGCCGGTAGATGATGCCGGCGCGAGGGAAGGCAGCGAGTGCAGCCATGCCGGCAAAGGCGCACCCCTGCTCGAGAGCCCACTGTTCGTAAGCTGCAAGCATCTCCGCAGCGAACCGGCCGCGTGTGTCTGGTGCGATCCACCAGACCGTTTCCATGGCGTATTTCACCGCCGCGAACGGATGCTCCTGACAACTGGCCAGCAACATGCCGCGCGCCGGATCACCGGCAACCAGCGCCAACAGGTTTGGCTCTGCGATATGCCGATCGGCCAAAGCCATGGCGTGCGGCGCGCTGAAAGGGAACGGCAGCCCGCCTGCAGCATGTGCATCGCGCAGCATGCGAACAATCGCCACCCGGTCAACAGCGGTTGCCAGCCGGACATCAGAAGATGCCAAGGAAGCCTCCCCAGCCGAACAGCCCCTTAGGCTTGGCGGTGCTAACCTTGTTCTGCCCAACGGCGCCCCAATAGTGGTCCCAATCGCCGCACACGGCAGCATCGAGAAAGAAGTCATCGCCCGGGCCGCGAACCTGCTGATCGGCATGACTGCGGGTCGATGGATTGGAGCGCAGCAGTTCCTGCGTGCCGCTGGCACAAGTCAGGATCGCGGCACCGTCCTCGTTTTCCGAAGGCGTGCGGATTTCGATCTCGTCAATGAACCCAACAAAGATCGGCTCGGCAGGATCGACAAGTTGGCGGCTGTCCGGATCAAGCAGCCCGGTATGAATTTCGATGCGGGCCTGCTTGCAATCATAGAGGCGGATTGCCTCCTCCACCTGGTCGTGCAGCTGAGACATGGTAACGGTGACGCGCTCGACACTCACCCCGACGATCGAGGGAATGTCGCTGGATTGTATGAGCGACCCAGCACCATAGAACTCGCGCAGCACCGGGGCGCCTGTCTCTGGATCGATCATCAAGGCACTGACGTTCGCCAGGTCAGACCAGAAGCCGACTGACACTGGCAGCCCGGTTTCCCGATCTCGCGCCACGATCCAGATGAAGTCGCGCGGCAGCAGCCGGCGGGCCGCAAGAGCAGCCACGGTGTTTGCGGAATAAAGCTTCATGTTAGCCCCGCGCCTCGGTGGCGCTGAATGAGATCGAGCCGCGTCCAGTGCTCAGATCAGTCGGCGCAGATAGCGAACCGGGGTCGATGGTCATTAGGCACCAAGGCTTGGCGATGATCACAGGCTGGCTTGTTGCCGTTCCGAGCCAAAGATGCGGCGTGATCGTAAACAAGCCTGTCGGGTTGCCGCTGGCCGCTTCCTGCACCCTATAAAGGCTGCTGCCGATGCGGATCATGTCACCAATCGAAAGCGTAATGCCGACTAGCCCAGCAACGCGGACGGTCTGGTCATCGCTGCCAATAGTGTGAAGCGTTCCGGCTGGTAGCACAGATGCGCCCGGATGAGTGATCGGCCGGCACCGGCTCGACTGCCAGGCGGTAAACGTCATCTGGCTGATCATGGCCTGCTCGATACGAGCGCGCCATCTATCCAATGTGTTTGCCGAAAGCGTCTTGGTCTGCCAACGGCCGCGCCAGATTGGCTGCCCCATGTCCTTGACGCGGGTTCGACCGGACGCGTGCCGGGATTGCTCCTGGCGTGCCATCAGGTCGAACTCAGTCGACCAGCCAGGGAAGTCGGTCAGCAGATCGAGTGGTTCAGTCAGAGCCATCGGCTATTTCCACTTCCGGCCCTGAGTGCGCACGATCTGCTTGACCTGGCCTTCCATCTCGCTGGCCATCTTGACCATGTTCCGCTCGAGGCGTGCCACGCTAGCAGCATCAGCACCGCGGGCATCAATTACCGGAGCAAAGGTGACCGAAGCACTAGCCGCTGATGCGGACGGCATGGTCGGCAAGCGCGGGATGATTGTGCCGCTCTGATTGGGTATGAACAGTTCGGGCCGCTTTTCGCCCACGATGTAGGGCTGGCCCGCTCGAACCGAGCCGCCAAACTCCTTCCCGGGAAACAATGCGGCAAGGCCCGCGCCGCCCGGTGTGAACATGCTGGTGAGACTGCTCAAACCGAAGTCCAGAAGCGCATTGCCGACGCTCGCCAGAGCGTTCCCAAGCGCCTCCGTCGCAGACTTGCCTTCTATCAAGTCGTCGATGAAGCCACGAATACCAGTCTCTGCGGCATCAGCAAAGTTCTCCATCGCCGCTTTTGCAAGCTCTTGAGATTGGGTCAGATCGTCAAGCTCAACTGACGCTTCGGCATAGGCGCTCGCCAGCTGATCGATAGCGTCTTTCCGGGCAGGAGTAAGTTCCAAGCCTGCGCGCGAAGCTTCATTTTCAAGCTCCATCTGCACACGGAGCTTCTCCATGGCCAGTCCGTTTTCGTCGAAGGCCAGACCAAGTTGCTCGCGTAGATCAATCTCCCGATTCAACTCGGCCAACCGTTGACGCTGTTGCTCAAGAGACTCGTTGAAACGCTCGGCTGGTGACTGCCCGCCGCCACCTTTGCCCGAGCCACCGGACCCGGCGGGAGTGCCGTAGTCAGTGATCGATACCGGCTTCACAGGCGTGGGAGGCTTGAATTGGCCGGCGAACTCCGCTTGGCTGGGGAATGCGCCGACATCATCCAATTGCGTTGCAGCAGCGGCCGCCTGGCGCAATGCAAGGAAGTTTTGAATGACCCCGGCAATCTTGTTCTGCAGGGCGGAGAAGTCTGGGTTGGCCTCGCCTAGAGCCTCGATAGCCGCGGCTGTGCTTTCAGCAGTTCCCTTCCCTCCTAGCAGTTGCTGAACGAGGTCTTGGAACGCTGCATCAACCTCGCCAAAGGTGCCTTTGGTATTAAGCGCCAGATTGACCAAAGCCTGCTCGGCCTGTGCTGTAGCCAGCTCGGCGTCAGAAACAGACGGACCATAACGGTCGAAAGCACTCGACACGGCGTCGACCGCAGATCCAAGTGCCTCGAACTCTCGAACTGTGCCGGCGATCTGCGCGTTGCCAAATTCATTAAGAGCGGTAAGAAACTGGTCCACTTTCTCACTGTTAGCCGCATCCTCTACTGCCCTGCCCAGCAGATCCAGAGACTGCACAAAGCTACGGCTCGCGCCTGTGCCTTCGTTGAACTTGCCCGCAACATCGATAAGGACGTTCTGCAACCGAACAAAGGCCTGGGAAACGGTCAGTTCAGCGTTCGCGACCTTGTCGGTCAGTATCACAGAGCCTGCTTCAAAGGCCCTGAAGAATGCTTCGCTTGAGACTTTGCCATCTACCACCAAGGCGCGAAGCTTGGCAACCGATCCTCCTGCTTCGTCCAGACCAGCAGCGGCTGCCTGCGCGATCGGCAGCGCACCTTCCAGAATGGAGTTGAATTCTTCTGCACGCACCGTGCCCGCGCCTAAAGCCTGCGAAAGCTGCAGCAAGGCGCCGGAGGCGGTCTGGGCATCTGTGCCTGCCACGCGCAGCGCTAGTGCTACATTGTCGGTGAAGCCGAGAAGCTCCTCAGTTGAAACCCCAAGTTCCTTTTGTACGATCGCAGCGCGACCATACAAGGTAACCAGGCTTTCCAGAGGTGCCGCATTGCGTTGGGCAGAAGCGAACAGGTCGCCGTATACCCGGGTGAGATCCTCACCAGCGAGCCCGGAGATTTTGAGAGAGTTCTGTAGACGCGTGCTCGTATCGATGAGCTGTTGGAAACCGCGAAGGGAGGCGGCTCCACCAATGACGGCAAAGGCTCTGCCGAAGGCGCCATCGATCCTCCCACCTAAATCATCAAAGCGCCGCTCAATCTTACGGGCAGTTGTGTTGGTCTGACCTAAGGCACGCTGCATAGCGCGCTCGTATTTAGTGATGCTCGCATCAAGAGAAACCACTAGCCTCTCGACTTCGGTTGCCATGGTGACCTATGCAGATTGGGTTTGAAGGAGGTTCGAAATGTCGAGAGCGAAGGGAGTTCTTGCTGTCAGTGCACTAATCTTCGCTGCTTGGGCCTTTGCTCAGATGTCACCGTGGCGCGTAACCGAACCTCGTGAGCAAGTCCGCCGACAGCCACTTGAGCAATCGTCACCTAGTGTCAAAACGGAAACATATCGATTGGTTCAGAGCATCGGTAACGAGGAGAGAGAGACCGCTCGCAATCTTTCAAAAGCAGATTGCGAGAGGCAGAAGAACGAACTGCAAGCAGTCGGAGAAGCCGTAGGGGCGTACAATGAAAGGCTCGGTCGCGGCGCCATAACCTGCTTACCCGAAAGCTTTTTCGCAGATTAGAAGGTGAAGGTGACTTCGCCAGCTGGCACAAGCGTTACGCCGTCCAGCCAATAAGTTTGCGTGGTCAAAGTTCTTGGACCGTCGTAATCGCGCTCGATCCACTCGAACAATTCAACAGCCTCAGACTCGGTAAGCCTGGCAGCTTCCTTGGGTGTGTTAGCGTCCACATAGCCCTGCCAAGCGGCGAAAAACTCCCAGACCGATGCACGCTTAATGTCATGCACGGTCCAGCCCATTGCGGCGCCCATGCCATAGACTAGGCCGAAGCGCCACTTGCCGTTGGGGAGGTCATCGAGCTTTTGCCCCTCGCCCTCCCTCGCCGTTTTTTTGGCGGTTCGTCAGGAGCCCCCTGCACTCCGGCCGCTACCACGGCATAGGCCAGCATGACGTTTTCCATGGGCGGACGGCTCTCGACATAACTCTCCACGAGCTTAGTCGCCGCTGCGGGCTCCATGCCGCCGCCTTGAAGCCCAAGCCTGATGGAATGGCTGATGTCGCCTATTCTCCAGTGCTTGCCCGCGAGACGCTCGAGCAGAAACAACGGACCGCAGTCCGTTGCCTCCTGCAGCAGCGCCAGTTCGCCCCAGCCGAGCCGGAAGGCATATTTGCCATCGGCCCAGGTCAGCGGGCCGATTGATGCGTCGCGGCTCATCAGGTCGAGGTCCGGACCATTTGGCCATCGGACTGCATTGAAACATTATTGGTGACGCGGCGCCCATTCGGTGCGCCCATCTCCAAAGTCTCGACGTGCATGTTGCCGGTGTAAGTCAGCGTCTTGGCTGGAAACTCGATTTCGATCTTGGCTGGCACGCTCTCAACGCTTTCCCAGGCATCGAGCCAGGTTTCACCGCTCTCCACGGCGAGCACACCCTCACCACTCACCGCGATCGACAGCGAAACCGCGTCGCGGCCGACCCAATCGACCTTATCGGGATCATCGCAGTCTGGGATGCTGACTTCCTCTAATCCCTTGTTAAAAGTGAGGGATTTGGAGGAAAAGCCGCAAGGCGCGACGAAGGTGCCGTTACGAGCGAGATCGAGAAGGACGCGCAGCTTGCCGCCCTTGATGGTCGTTGCAGCCGTCATGGCATGCCTCCAATGGGTTTAAGGTGTCTCGACAATGGCAGTGAACTGGATCGCCCCGTGTCGAATAGCGGGGTTGGGATCGTCCAGAATTCGGGTAAGCTCCCAGGTCAAGGTGACCAGGGCGTTGTCGGCAAGCGCCAGATCTGCATTGTGCAGCGAGCGCTTGACCGCGTTTGTGATGGTGCGGCAGTCAACTGAGGCGAAAGCCCCGTTGTCGCCGGTGGTCCAGATATCCAGCTGCACAGTCAGCTCTTCGCCGTCCATGCAGTCGAAATCTGCGGGAATCGATGATGTCGGCCCCACGGAGATGTAGGGGAAACCACCGGTCGGAGAGCCCACCCGGCCTGAGGGCCGATCAACGATGCGATCCCCAACCATCTGGGTCACGGTTGCGTCGGCCCGCAGTCGATCGAGCATGCTGCGGATCAGTTCAACACTGGCATCCATGTCAGCTTCCCGAAACAGTGCGCTTGGCCGACTGGTTGATGGCGCGGGTGATGCGCGCTTTCACCTGCCGCTTGTGCGCGCGATATGCCGGATAAAAGAATGGCTGGGCCGCCGTTCCGGGATGTTGCGTCCCAGCGAACTTGCCGCCGTTGACGTGCGGCGAGGTACCGAACTCCACCAGATGGGCGTAGCGCACGAAATCGTCGCCGGCCGTGATGGTCACCGACAGATCAGGGTCTTGTGTCTGAATGATGCGTTTGCCCTGACGATGCCGAAAGGCGGCATACTTGGGGACCGAGCCATCTCCAAAGGTGGCAACGATGGAGTCTCGCAGCATGCCCGGCTCCTGCCCGTGCGATCCTCCGGTGCTGACCGGCGCAAGCCGTTTCATGGTGCCGACGATGTCGTCAGCGCTTTCAGCCAATGCCTGTTTGATTGCCGAGCGCGCTTCCTTGGGGATCTTCTTCATGCGGGCCTGAAGGCTCTGCAAACCGGTGATTCTGGCCATCAGCTCAAGACACCTTCTGTTGCTAAGATTTCCAGCCACGCTCGATCGCCCAACGGGTCGACCGGCGGCGCAGATATGGCGAACACACGATCTGGATTGCGTTCGTCCACGATCTGCCAGTCTGTCCCCACCTGGCACGTCTGAGAGGATTGCCGCACGGTGACGATATAAGGCTGCCGACCAGCGAGCCGGTCGCCCATGACCGCCTCGGACCCGCGCAGCGGGTGCAGCCCAGCGGAGACTGTGAACTGGGTTTCCCAAGCACCAAAGGCGCCAGAACCGCCCAGCCCATCATTGCCCTGCCCGCGCTTCTGAAACGCGAAGCGCTCGCGGAGAGCACCGGCGTTGCGATTATTGCTTGGCATTGGGCTTGCTCACCTTTTCGGCCTTGCCGCGACTGATAGCCTTTCGGGCACAAGCCGTGGTGACCATCTTCACTTCGCCGCTGCGATACGCCAGTGTCACCGATGCCTTGGGCTTGAAGTCGAAATCACCGGTAAATCGCACCCAAGGCATGGCTAGAGGGTCACGCCGGGATCAGCAAAGTCGAGCTGCAGGCGCGATGTGGTCAGGGCAATGCCAACGCGGATCGGATCATCGCCCGTTGTGAGATCGGCGCGCGGGCAAATGCCGCCGGGCGTCCCGGAAAGGTAATAGTCGGTACCGGCGGTGAGAATGACGCCGAGGTCAACGATTGCCGTGTTCTGAGCAAGAATGACTGGCTGGTCCACCGCAGCCGCGTGCAAAGCCATGCCAGCAATGGCACGAACTTCGCCGGTTGCGCTGTCATTGTCGGAGAGCTTTGCCTTGCTGCTGGCGGCCTCCTTGTAGGCCATCTGCCCTGCTGCAAGGGCCGCGCCAGCAACAAGGCGCTGCGAAGGGCCGCTGATCAGTTTCACATTAGCAGCAGTAATCACGAGGTCGGCCATAAGGCGCTCCTTGGTTCAGGTTCGAAATGTCGGAAGGTGAGCTAGCTAGCTCCATATCCGGTATGGCGACAGTTGAGCCTCCACGCCGAAGGGTATGTCTTCGGTCTTGGTCGCCGAAGCCGCTTCCCTGTTAAGATACCAGTGCGCCACCAGCTGCTTGACAGCCAGCTTGATCGGCGCTGGGACAGTACTCACACGCGTTGCTGTGGCACCCTCTTCTGTGGGAGGAACGACCCTGTCCGGGTAGCCGGCGACATAAACAATACGAACCGCCTCGCTGCTGGTTGCGACGCTTGGCCAGTGGGCGCCGAGCAATGGCGCGATGCCGCCATTAGGCAGTTGGCGATAGTCATCAGCAGGCAGGACATGATCAACACCGTCGCTGCCAAGATATGTGATGCTCTCAACCGACACCAAGGGTGGATAAGGCAGTCGTCCATAGCCAAAGGCACAGTCAACCAGTTCAAGAGTTTGCTCGCCGATTGCCCGGCCCAGCCACCCTGCAGGACCATCAATCCAATCCGTCGCAGCAGCAATCAGCCCCTCGACGTATTCGTGGTCTTCATCGTTATCGAGACGAAGGTGCTTGCGGGCCTCAGCCCAGCTCACAACAGGCGCTGGCGGTGTAATCACACGAACGAACATGAAGCTCTTTCAGCAATAAAAAAGGCCCGCCGAAGCGAGCCTTGTTGAATTGGCAATTTGCCAGCGAACTACTTTTTCGAGATCACTCGCAGCCCTTCGACCTCGAGCGCTCGGCGCCGCAGTTCGGCTGCGACGTAGTCGCTTTCGCTCTGCAGGTGCCGCGCGATCGTTCCCTCGAATATGCCGGTCAACCCGCCGCCGAAGCTGCCGACTTCGCGGATTTGTATACGCGCCTGCACATACTGCCGGTAGGATTTGGCCAGCTCGTCAATGTCCATCGTGGTTCTCCGAAAAGAGAACACAAAGAGAACGAATTGTGAGTCCCGTCAATGGGCGCACCCCCACAATTGAACTGCAGGGACGATGTGCGGTTTAGAACCGCTGAAGCTTTGAGCCAGACACATGCCCATCGTTGTGGATGAGGATCGTGCGCAGCAAGTTGGCAACGGTGTTGCTGATCTCAATGCGGATCAATTCATTGACCTTGGGCAGGCCGCCATCAGGTGGAGCGTCCTTGCCGTTGTCGATCCCGAGACGCTCAACGATCTCAGTCAAGACGTCAGCCACACGGCACGCCATCAACCGGCGGCCGCGCCAGCTCGCCATCGTTTTTAGCCGCTCTGGATAGCTGAGCAAGTCTGACCCACGTTGAGGAGCAGCTTCTGGCAGATCAACCATCATATGCCGTACCATCGCCTCGGCCTGAGCGGCGGTTAGAAGGTTTGTGCCAACCGGCTCGCGGCGCTGCTCGTACTCAGTGCCTGGGTTCGACAGAGGAAAGAACTCCACACCACCATCAGGACTAAAGTTCTCCGGAAGCTTCCACGCTAAGAAGCGGTCGACCATGTGCTTGACCTGTGCGGTCGTTTCCTCACCAGCTGCCAGAACAAAATCGGCCGAAGCCGCCACTGTACTGCCTGCTCCCAGCAGCTCGGTTGCCATGAGAATGACCTTTCAAAGGGGAAGTCGAAGGCGGAACAACCGCGATTGTCCCGCCCTGGTTTTACTTCTGTGCCTTGGCGAGCTCGTCAGAGGCCTTGTCGGCAGCAGCCTTGGCAGCCGTGACCTTCTCCGCAGCTTCCGCCTTCGCCGAGTCAGTGCCAGCAGCGGCCAGCTCGGCCTCAGCCTCTTCAAGCGCCAGCTTCGCCGTGGCATCTGCATTGACAGCGGCCGCAATCGCCGCGTTGCGCTGCTCGACCTTGTCAGCGAGCTTGGCATCCTCTTCGGCCTTCTTGGCCAGACGAGCATCCTCGGCTTCGCCAAGCTTGATGGCACCCTGAGGCAGACACCCGGCCCGCACCAGGCGAACGGCCTGGTCACCGGTTGGGGTCGGATCGAAGAAGTCGCCCTTCTTGAAGCGTGTCCCGCTGCGGCCATCCACACACTCGGACAGCACTAGCAGATCTTTGACCTTTGGCATTCCATTGCTCCTTCGAGCTTTGCCCGCCGGAGCGGGTCAGGCGTTTCGGTTGTGAGCAGTTACACTGCGGGCCAGTAGCGGGACTCGCCAAGGATGGCGACGGCATCGATAAACGCGTCGCCAGTGTTATTGGCGGGCGTGATCGTGAGCCGCAAATAGCGCTTCGGACCGACATAACCGATCTTGCGGGTGGTATTGTCGGCGGCGAACGTGAAGCTGGCAGCAGCTTCGGAGCCGGTCAGCTGACTATCTGGCACCGCCGCCGCGTCCGAAAGGTTTGAAACGTCGCCATGCTCCACCAGCGTGGTGAAGGTGGCGTCGGCATCGACCAGTGAGCCGATGTTGATGGCGAACATGGCCTGCTGATAACCAGACAGGTCGATGATCTGGGAAACGATTGGCGTGTTGGTCGCAACGGCAGCTGCAGGGCTGATGGCACGCTTGACCGACAGATGATTGGCGAGGTCGCGCATAGCGAACTCCTTTCAAATGTGAGGATGGGGAAACAGCGAGGCCGGCGCCGTCGGGCACCGGCCTCAAGGGGGTCGAGCGCGAGCCCTTATGCGGGTACGTCGAGGCCGACGAAAGGCGAAACTTCGTAGCCGTTTTCTTCTACGATGGGAGCGTGCAGCCAGGGCGCGCCATCCACGTTCCAGAATATCTTGATGACCGTCTTGTTGGAGGTGAACTTGACGTGCTCGGAAGCGGCCACGAACGGGCCAGAACCGTCCTTGATCAGGTAGTAGGACCAATCAACCAGGATGATGTCGCCCTTGCTGCCCAGCAATGGGTTGCGGTTGTTCCAGCGGACCGGATAACCGAGCAACGTCCCGGCAAACCCGTCAACAGCATTGGGCTTCCAGATGTAGTGCCCTTCCGGATCAACCAGGGTGGCGATCTTGGGCAAGGCACCCTGAGGCATAGACCATACCGGCGTGCCGCCCCGCATCAGCAGACGCGAAACCATCTGCAGCAGATCTGCATAGACGACATCGTTGGCGCTGACACGGTTGATGAACTTCATCGCCGGCGCATTGATCGCGCCCAGAGGCTGGGTAACGCCATTGCCGCGCAGGAAGGCATAATCTTCAGCAGCGTTGACGCCACCACGCATCAGATTTTCGATGAAAGCGGCCGATGCCTGCCAGTTGCGCAACAGCTTGTCCGTGACCGTCACAAAGCCTGCAATTTCGTGCGGGGTCAGCGTGATCGCCTTCAGATTGGCATCGGTCTCGGGCTTTTCGCCGCCCTCTTCGATCCAGCTGAAGTTCATGCCGCCAAACATGTGGCCAGGATCAGTTCCGGACTGATCAAGGGCCGGCATGGTGATGCTGGCATCAGGAGGCGAGCCAGCAGGAATAACCTGGGCGCGCGGCCGCACCAGCGAATCCTGCGGCGCAACGCTCATGATGTTGGAGCGGATCTGCGTCGGGACCATGAAACCGCCGGCAGTGTCATTGTCCATGCGCATTTCGGCCTGAAGGCCATTGTCGTCCGTGGCGGCGCCGACGCCTTCCACAAAGTTCAGGCGCTGATCGTTCGGGTTGAACCGGACAGCCGCAAGGAACTCGCCCATGCTTTCGAATTCGCGGTTGGCTTCCGGACCACCAGCACGCTGCGCACCAGGTCCTGCCTGACGCGATAACGCGGGAACGACGGCATTGAGGGTGGTTTCGCTAACCGCCAAGCCTTCGGCCCGCTCGATGCGGCGATCGAGCGTTTCCTTTTCCGCCTTGAGGGCGTCGAACTGGGCAACTTCCTCGGCCGTCAGGTCGCGGTTTTCAGCTTCCGCAGCTTCGATCAGGGCCTTCATCTTGCCATGCGCAGTCAGGCGGCTGGCACGCAGGGCGGCAAGCGGGATCTCGGCAAACAGGCCGTGCTGGTTGTGCAGATCGACGAGGCTGGCCACGTGCTGGCCAGCGTCAGGCACGACAAGATAGGCCATCACCGCAATGGCGGCCATGGCAAAGAACAAGCCGCCAAACAGAATGGCGGAACGTTTGGTCAGCATGTGCTGTCTCCGTTGAGATGCCGGTTAAAGCAAAGCCCCGCCCGCGCCGGCGCGCGAACGGGGCAGATCGCCAGAGGCGAAATTTCTAAAGCTGTAGGGCGCGCTTCTCGCGTTCGCTGGCAAAGGCCTTGCTGCCACGCCCGCTCGTTCGCGCACCGACGCCGAAGCGCGCTAACGTGTCCTGCATGGTGCCGATACGGTCAGCCATGCCCAGTCGAAGCGCCTCTTGGGCACCAACCATTCGACCCTGCCCAAAGCCGTTGCGCACAGCATCGGCATCTACGTTCCGTCCTGCGGCTACGCGATCGACGAACATGGTGTAATAGGCATCCACCCGTTGCTGGGTATAGGCCTGCGCCTCTTCGGTCAGCGGTTGGAACGGGGCATTCTCACCTTTGAATTTGCCGGCGCCGATCAGCGTCTTTTTGATGCCAACCTTCTCAAGCGCAGCGCTGATGTCGTCGTGGATAGTGTAGACGCCGATCGAGCCGACCTCTGAGGACGGCGTCATGACGATCTCATCGCATGATGCAAACATCCAATAGCCGGCGCTTGCGCAGTTCGCGTTGACTTGACCCACGATCGGCTTCCCGCCCCGGTTAGCTGCAATGAGGCCAGACACCTCATCGGTGCCGTGTACCGCGCCGCCAGGCGTATCGCCGTCGAGGATGATGGCCTTGACACCATCGTCTGCCAGAGTGGCGCGAAGCATTGATGCCAGTTGCTCCGAACTGGTGCCGCCTCCACCGGAGATGTCACCCATTAGGTTCATGCGATTGGATATGACACCCTGAACCGGAATAATCGCCACAGCACCCTCACGGCGGGCAATGGCTTTGGCAGTCTGCGGCGCGATCTTGGCCTCGATCTCCTCGGCGGAGAACTTCTCTCCAGAAGCCTGCAAAGCAAGAAATCCGACGATGGCTTGCAGCTTGATCTGATCGACAGCCCAGAGCTCGGCGGCCATGGCCGCAAGGATGTGAGCGTATTTCATGCTGCGGCTTCCTCTACTATCTCTGCGACTTCTTCTTCGTCGACAGGGTCATCGTCGTCGGGCTCGGGCGCGCTCTGCTCGCCAGCTGGCGTGTAGTTCGGGTCCGTCGCCCGCTCCAGCGTGACAAAGTTGGCAGGAACGAAGTGATGGTCGCCCATGGGGCCGATACCGTCTTCCTCTTCCAAGGCGAGGATCTTGTTTGGCGACATGCCGGCGACACCGAACAGCTTGGTGTAGAATTCGGCACGGGTTTTCATGTCGCCGCGCAGCAGCGCATTCATGTTGAACTTGACGTAGTAGCCCTGGGCTTTTTCTTCTTCGGTGAAGAGCTTCCAGTTGAGTTCCTGTTCCCAGGCATCAACCCATGGATCGATGGTCTGGCGGACGAAACCGATCATCAGCTGCTCAACGCCGGAGCCAAACGACGTCTGCTTCTCTTGGCTCTGCAGCAGAATGAGAGGCACATCATAGATGCGGGCAAGCTCGGCAATCTGGAATTCACGGCTGCCCAGGAACTGCGCATCCTCCGGAGGAATCGTCGTGGTGATGAATTTCATGCCCTCTTCGAGCACCTTAACCCGGTGCGCATTCTCAAGCCCACCTTGCTTTTCGACAGCACTCGCTGGGCTCTCCGGAGCAGCCTTTGGTTCGCCGTCCCGCCCGCGAACATTGTCGCGAGCCTTAGTGCTAAGCTTGCCCGGGTGCATGAGGAAGCCACCGCTCTTCGCGTCATTGGCGAAAAACTTGGCACCGAACTCTTCCATGGCGAGGCCCATGCCCACGGCCTGGCGGGCCATAGCAATCTGCGATATCCCCACGAAGCCGTCTTGGCTCTGATCCATGATGTGGATCACATCGCTATGCGCCAACTCCACGTTTCGGCCGCCTATTGTCGATCTGAAGCAGTGGACGCCATTTTCTTTGACAGGTCGCGTCACGTTCGGTTGGAGCGGATAGAGCCCCATGGCTTGCCCGCGACCATTGCGCTCGATTTCGAGATATCCATTGCCCCAGAGCAGTGCATGCGCCTGGCTGGTCTTGCGCACAGTGCGCGAGCTCATGTGATCATTGGGCCGAACGCCGAGCCGTGCCGCAAAGGGATGCTCATCTGGCGTAACGACGTGCCGACTACCATCCGGCATGGCACGGTACATGCGCAGCGGGAAGCGCGATATCGGGTTGGATATGCGGTTTACGCACGCATAGACCACAGGCAGGGTCAGAGCGGTGAGTTCATTGACGAATGTGCCAGCTTTCGTCTTGGGAGCGATATTCTTGACAAGCCACCCGCCTGGGCTGCTCATGGAATCGCTAGGGCCGTAGTCCAAGGCTGAAAGGTCACCGCCAATCTCGGGCTCAACGCGAGCAATTTGCTCACGACGGCCCAGACCGAGAAGGTCGCTGAAAAAGGTCCCGAGCATCAGATTTCTATCTCCAGAATTCCACGCTCTTCGTAAACAGAGGTCCCGATGGCTTCGGGATTGCGCTCCATGAGCTTGGCCGCGTTGAAGGCTGCAACCAACGGGTCAATCTTCGCCTTGCCCGCTGTCTGCTTAGTAATCAGTACGGCATTGCCGCGCTGTTCAGCCTTCGCATTGCCGACGCACCAGGCCATCATGCGGGAGCCTGAATGCCAGAGCGTGCCGTCTTTAAGTTTGCGCTCCATGCCCCACACGGCCGACGACAATCGAAAGCCTTGCGACACACCGACCATTGTCTCGTTGGCGATGCCGCGCATTGCCAGCTCATCAACCATTGAGGCGACGCCCTGAGGGTCGAACCCGACGCCGGCAACTTCCGGCAGCAGACCGGTTTCGGCCACCTGTTCGACGATGCTCGCCAGCTCCTCAATGTCCTGCGTGGTCGAGGAGCAGATCACCAACGATTGCTCTTCGGCAAAGTCTCGCAGGGTCTCGGCAATCTCTGGCCGCAGATCCAGTACGTCGCTCTGTATCCAAGCTCGGCTCCAGAACAGCCAGTCCCGGGTGATCTTGTCTCGCCCACAAACGGCGAGTCCCAACATGTCATCAAGCCCGCCACCATCAATCCCGATGGTCACCACTTCGCTACGATCCAGCAACGCTTCCAGCGTCAGGCTCTCATCGGCGGCGTCTTGCCAGAAGTCAGCGCCACGCCACCGTTCAGAATGTAGCGCCAGTCCGATTTCAACGTTGAGGTGCTGGCTCGCCCACCGGCGAACCTCTTCCTCGCCCTTTTCCTTTGCCTGGGCATAATCCTTGCGCAGGGCCTCGATGCTGATCGAGAGCCCAAGATTGGGTGTGACCATGGGCCAGAGCTTTGGATTTTCCCACGGCCTGGTCTTGTCGGTCTGCATGGCCTCGGGGAACTCATAAAGCACAGGCAGCATTGACGCCGCTTCACCTTTGATGCGTCCATCTCGAATGCCACGCGCGAGCTGCAGCTCGGAACGGAAACACCCTGCCGGTGGCATGTCGCTTTGCGTCGTGATGAAGATCAGAAAGCCTTCCGGGCGCGGCATCAGCCCGCCACGGATCTGGCCGATCACGCGCGAGGCGTAACTCACCGTCGACATCACGTGCAGTTCGTCGACCAGCACGCCCGTGGGTTTGGCACCGGTCATCACCTTCATGTCGAAGGTCTTGATCTTCAGGACTGCCCCGTTGGTCAGGTCCTCGATGGTCTTCAGGTGCTCGCGGACGGCAAACCTCTTCGGCAAATAGCCCTCAGGATCGGCCTCGATCATTCCTGATGCCTGCTGGAATGCCAGATCGGCCACTTCCTGCGTCGGTCCGACCAGCAAGAATTCAGCACGCGGCCGCTGATTGAGCAGCATAGCTGTCAGCATGATCCCGGCGCCGCCCGTCGTCTTGCTGTTCTTCTTCGGCACCAGCCCGAACAGCTCGCCGACGTGGCGCACCCCATTCTCGTCGAGAGAGCCGAACACGGCCCGAACGATATCGCGAAACCACTCGCCAGCCGCTTCGCCCATGGTCGGTTGTCCAACCACATCCGGAAGCCGCAGGCGATTGAAGATAGCCACTGCCCTGTCGGCCTCTGCCTTGTTGAGCGGCAGATCGGGAATAAGCGGCTCGCGTGCCTTCAGTCGATCGACCCAATCGGGGCAGGAGAAATCCCACTCGCTCAATTGGGCAACAACCCGCCCCAGCCCGTATCTTCATGGGCCGTCTTGGCGTCTTCGAGAGCCGCCTCTTTCTTGCCGAGCTTGGCAGCCTTGACCGGCTTGGCCTGCTGCAGCGGCGCCGGCACCGAACGATCAAGCCGCTTGAGATATTTGTCGATCGCCGACACGTTGCCAGCTTCCGCCTCTGCCATCAGCGACGAGATGAGCTTAGCCTCGACTCTCGCCTTGGCCTCAGCCTTGGCGGCAAGCTCTCGAAAATAATTCTTCCGCAAAGTGGGCGGAGTGCAGTTCAGCGCCGCTGCGATCTTCTCAATAGTCCACCCGAACGCCAGTAACTGTATGATAGTACGGCGTTTTTCTTCGGTCACCAGATGGGGAGGCCGGCCGCGCTTGCCATGACCCTCGGGAATTGGGTCACCCAAGAGGTCAAAATTCGTACTCATCGAAAAAAAACCTCTGAATGAGAGGGACGGCGGTGCGGAGGCAGCGCCACTTCCTAGACTTTTGACCCCCCTCCCGTCGGTCAGGCCTGACCCTTCGCCCGCTTCGCCCGTGCGCCTGCCGTTTTCTGCTGATGATGCGTGAAGCACAGCAGCTCGATGTTCGAAGGGTCGAGGTCAGCACCACCGTCTTTGCGTTCGATGATGTGGTCAGCAATGACCCGATGCTTTGAGCCGCAGCGTTCGCACCAATTGCCACGCTCGCGCTTGATCTGCGCAACGAGGCGGCGCCACTCGGGCGATTGGTAGAACTGCTCGGCAGTTTTGGGCGGAGGCTTGAGCCGTGAAGGCAGGGAGGCCAGTGAAGGCCGAAGGTTGGTCAGCTTGCCCACCTCTACCCCACCAAACCAAAAGGCGCTCCGGTTGCCCGTGCGCCTGTCTGTAGACCTGTTCTGTTGTGAGCGAACATACGTCAAATAAAACCGGAGGCAAGCCCCTCCAAATGCATCCTGCGGATTATTTCCAAGGCGGTGTAGCACTGGTCGGCAGCAGCGCTTCATGATCCTCCAGCCCATCAGGGCCATTGAGCATGCCAACCAGGTCGATCAGCGCCATATACCAAAGCTCGTAAGCCCGTCTCGCCTCCTCGACAAAGCGCGGCTCAAGCCCGATCAGCACCAATGGTGCGATCCCGAGATATCCCGTCTTCTTGACCGGATCGCGCCAGAGCTTTTTTGGCTGACCATCCCTGCCAACTGGCTGCATCCACTGCCCCGGTCCTTCCGGGTACCATTCCGGCCGTGTCCCCTGCCGCCCATGCCGGATCACGATCGACCATGCCTCAGGCGGCAATGCCATGACCGCATCGTACACCACAGCCGCATCTTCGTGGCACTGCACCGCCATGTGCATCGCCCCAGCAGACGATGTATCCACCCGGCACCCGAGCGCCATCACTTGCGCCAGCCCGCTCTCGATTGATCCGGCTGAACCCTGCGTCGGCCAGAGCCGCTTCGCCACATGCTCCACCTTCTGGTCGCGAAAAGCCCAGACAACCAGGTCTTCAACATCCACGGCCTTTGGCATTGGCTAATCAAACCTCTTAGAGGGTCTAAGAGGTTTCTCTTCAAACCTCTTATCGGAAATAAAGAAGCAAACAGTTGAGGTTAGAGAGCCGGAAGAGGGTTGAGAGGGTTGCCCTATGGCACATGAGCAATTTTCCAACCCGCACCGCATCAGATAGTCATCCCCCACACCCCTTCTATATATAGGCGACAGCAAACCCTCTCGACCCTCTTAAAATTCGTCTAATACATTGATTTTACTGTTGATTATCGTTGAGAGGTTTTGCATTCCACCCTCTCGCAAACCTCTTGACCCTCTGTCGCGCCGCGCAAGCGGCGAGAGGGTCAAGACTTCCATTTTCTTTTCTGAAGAGGGGTGCGGGGCGCGGCGCAAAGGGTTTGACCCTCTCGCCACGCGGGCACTCATCTGGCGGGTTTAGAACCCTTGGTCGCTGGGGTCGCGTGGCGGCGGTGCGCCTTGGTCCGCTGGGTTCTCCCGCAGCACGACATCGAGATAGTCATAGTAATTGCCGCGTTTCTTTTGGTAGCCGAGGTCGGACAGCCGATCACCGAAGCTGCGCAGCGAGGCGGCACGCAACCCGTTGCGCTTGCACCAATGCTCATAGGCTTCGAACAACACGCCGGCACGGACCTTCTGCCCCTGCACCCGTTCTATGCAGACCTCGGCGAAAACGCCGACATTGTCGCGCTCTTCCCGATAGTCCTGGGCAAAAGCCTTCGCCTCGGCCGGGGTGTAGAAATCCAGACCATTGGTCAGATAGAGCAGCGCGCCTTCGATCAGCCAGTTGAGCACACCCGATCGTTCCGCATCGAGCTTTGCAGCGAGAATGGTGGGTGCGATGCGCTCACCTTCCGGGATCTTTACGCCCCAGATAACGAACAGGAATCGCCGCCAGATACCCTCATCGGTGCCCGAGATGGCCGGTTTGTTGTTACCCGACAGCATGGGCGTGAACTGCGGCATGAACTCAAAGAAGTCCTTGTTCAGGAATCGGGCAAGGATCTTGGTGCCGCCCGTCAGCGCCTTGATCAGCTCCTCCTTAAGCGGCGTGTTCTTGGGCAGCTCTTCGATGGTGACCAGGCGCGCATTATGCAGGCGCGCAATGTCCGGGTTGGCTTGCTGGCCCGCCCGCTGCCCGTCGCCAGTGATGGTCTCGGGTGAGGCGATCTGGCGATAGCTGCCGGCCAATCGGCCGATCAGCTCGAAGAACGCCGACTTGCCGTTGGCGCCAGTGCCGTAATGGTACCAGAGCCGCTGCTCGTCATTGCCACCGAACAGCAGCGCCACGGCCGTCGACACCTGGATGAAGGTGCGCCAGCGCGCCTCCGGCTGGACCTTGCCTAGAAAGTCGCTTTTGAAGAACGGACAGTCGGCCTCGGAATGGTATTCGACCTCAGCGATCTTGGTAATGAGATCGTGCCTGTCATGCGGGCGGAACTCGAAGCGGCCGATCTGCCGCTCGCCACCTTCGGGCTGGTCAGCATCCAGTTCGCGCCAGAAGCGCAGCGTGCCATTGGCCACGTTAAACAGCAGATGATCGGCATCGAGCTTTTCGATCGGCAACGCCTTGAGCGATTGCGCCTGCTCGAGCATGGCTTTCGTGCGCCCGGAATTGCCAGATGTCACGGCCCAGGCCAAGCGCGACGAGCGGCGCTTGCCGAGCGCCACCATGATCTCGCCCGCTGTCTTGATGATCCTTTCTTCGGCCGCGCTCAGATCGCCGCTCTTTTCGAGCAGCTCCGTCGAGCGGGTCAGGATCGCCTTCTGACGCTCGCTGGCTTCCAGCTCAATCGCCTCAAGCTTGATCTTGTCGACGATCATCTGGGCGAGGAAGCGCACATCGAGGTCGGCCTCATCGCGTGCCCAATGCGTGCCCTTCCAGGTCAGCCAGCCAAGGCCGGTTACATAGCGCAGATTGGTGCCGAACCAGGCATCAAGCCTGCGGCCGTTGTCGCGATCGTTCTGGTCGAGCCCCGCACACCAGCGGATGACGATGAGCATGTCGGCGCCGACATCATCATTGTTGCCGAAATCATCGGCACCGTTGAAGGCGTCGGAATCGTCAGGACCGGGATCGCTGGGGTCCCGCTCGGGTGGAGTTTGCTGATCCTCAGCCTTGCCCTTGGTTTTGCGCGTGCGCTTAGGCTTATCGGCTGCATCAGCCTTGCCTTTGCCACCCTCATGCACGGTGAGCTTCACCGACTGCTTGCGCGCCATGGCTTTTTTGACAGGATGTTCGTCGTCTGGAGTGTCGGTCATACGCCACACATCCCTTGGCATTCTTCGCCTACACCCCAAAACCCAAATTGACCCCGTTCCTCGTCAGTGGAAATGTCCGCTTCTTCGAGGGGCACTAAGCTGTGGTGGAGGTAGAGCGTTCCAAGCAGAGTGATCTTGCTGGTTGGATCACGCAGAGCTCGGTCTAGCGCGATTGCGTCCTGCCACCCCGAGGGCGAATTATCTCGTAGCCAGCGCCATTCGGCGTTGCTGCGGAAAGGGCAGAAGATACAGGCTGACTTAGGCGGAATGGGATAACCGTGCTTCAACAGCCAAGCGATGCAGTCCACTCGCCGCATGCCCCGTTCCAGTTTCTCCAAAAGGGGATGGCGGTTGTGTATCCACTTCACGCGAGACAAGGCGACCCGCTGTATTTCATCGCGCGAAATACCAATCCACTGCTCGACGATCGGGGCTTTTGGCCCTTTCTTGCCCTTGGCCAGCCCGACAACGCGACGAACCTCTTTGATGATCGGATCGATCTTGAAATCGCCGGTACATTGCCGACGCAAAACGCCCCGTGTCCCATCTTCATTCTTTACGAAGAACGGCGGGCGAGCATCGATGCGACTTGTTCCCTTTACAGCCGCATGGATTTCGTCGTTCAAGTTCCCGGCGCTGATCACATGAACAGGGAAAGGCAAGACGTTGCCGCTCCGTAGCCAATTCAGGTGCTCGTATACGACGTCTGGCTCCGCGCCCGTGTCGGCAAAAATTGCCAAGTCCGGCATGTGATCGAACTCACCATGCGCAGCCATGAGCGCGAGCGTGGTTGACTGAACGCCGGCACCAAGGGACAAAATTCGAAACTTCGCCTCTGGAAGTGGCCTGGAGAGGGCGAAGGTGCTCATGCGCCCACCCTCACCAGGTCATTAAGATCTCTGCCGTCGCCAAGGGGCTGCACGAGCTGACAGTTGAGGTACGGCAGCTCGGGTCGCGTGACGCGAGCCTGTTCGCGCAGCTCCAGAGCCCGCAGCAGCCCCCGCGTCGCCTTCTCTACTGTCTTGGTTTCGGGTTCATCGCTGTCGCAAAGATAGACCAGTTCGTCGCACCAGTCGGGCGGCAGAAAGCAATCCAGATCGTCCATGTCGGGGCGATCTTCATGCCGCTTGTTGTCGATGTCGCGGAAGGCCTTGCCACTCATATTGCCTAGGTCGACCCCGGCCCAGTAGGCGGTGTTTGGCTCGAAATTATGCCGTAGCGCGGTGAGCGTCGTCTCGATGCCTTCGCCCATGACAATACGGTGCACCGTCTTGGGCGTATAAAGCTTGATGGCACCGCCCCTCTTGCTCCCGCGCACCTTCTTGGCGGGCAACCCTAGCGGTGAGCCATCCTTTTCCTTCTTGACCGGATGGAACAACGCGACCTTGCCATTAGGCTGGGTCAGATCGATCCAGGTCTGATGTACGGCGCCGAAGCTGCCATCGGGCAGCACCACGGCGGCAGCCATGGCTGGCCCGGAGTGGAGCACGGGATATGTCTTGCGACCGTCTTCGGCGGTAACCTCAACAACATAGTCCAGCTGACGAATTTCCCGCAGCAATATGCGATCGAACTGCAGCCGGTCGATGCCGCGCAAAGCGAGGTAGTCGGCAACCCCGCTGTGTCCGATCGGAGCAGGCGGGCTGGAGCGAGACCATAAAGCAAGGCCCTCGCTGATTGCGCGCAGCCGGCGCTTTTCTTCCTCGGCTGCGCGTTCGCGTTCGCGCTGCTGCGCCTCTTGATGGATACGCGCCGCTTCCTCGGCCGATATCGGATCGGATACCCGCCGCCCGGTGATCAGCTCGCAGGCCTGCACGAACTTGACGTGCTCGGTCTGCATCACCAGGTCGATGACGCCATGGCCCGCAATACCGCAGCGACGGCAGTTGAACGTGTTCTTGGTCGTGTGGATGGCGAAACGATCCGTCCCGCCACAGACTGGGCAAGGGCCCGCCTTGTCCGATCCCGGCCCAAGCTTCCAGCCTTTGAAGTTCGCCCAACTCCAGCATGTGACTGCATCGGCATCGTCGCGCAGTGAGGCGAGTTCGGGTGGCAGGCTCATGCGCCATCCTCGACGATCTCATAGATGATGCGTTTCTCCGGCCCGCAATGCGCTGATGTGGCCCAAGCTTCTTGAAAAGTGTAGATACCAGCTTGAGTGATATCATTGGTGTAGCCGCAGGATTTAGGACGCCACCAAGCCTGCCATTCTCCAGACCAGATGCGAACCATCTTACCTGTGAACTTGGCTTTGGTTCGCTCTCCACCCTTGCGACGCATGGAAGTCAGCAGACGTTTCATGCCGCAATCGCCTCCCGGTAATAACCCTCACGCTGCAGCAGCCCGAGCAGCCGCCGCGCCTGCTTTTGTGCCGAAGCGTCCACGGCCGGTACCGCCGTCCATTCCGCAATCGCTGGCAGCAGCGCTTCAAGCGCCTCATCCAGCGGGCTGCCGTCTACCAGCGTGAACAGTCCCGCATTGCGCAGCATGTCGAACAGGTAAAAGGCGATCAGCCCGAACTTTCCGGCCTCCACGTTCTGGCGCCGGAATTCCTCAAGGGCTTGAACGTAGATCCTCTTCGAGCGCCGCAGGATCTTGCTGCGATGCTCATAGGTCAGCCCCACCAGTTCGGCTTGGGTCGCTTCGTCGAGCAGCGCTATGACCGCGGCATGGTCCGGTGCGTTGCGGTCGGCAACGCCGTTGACCATCACAGCCCAGAAGAACGATGAGGGCAGCGTGGCTTCCGTAATCTGGCGATCGGTACGGAACATCATGCCTGCTCCGGCGAGGTTTGCGGCTCAAACGCCGCAATGCGCAGGGCCTCAGCCGCGTCGACAAAGCCACTGCCGCCAAGGAAGGCTATTGCTTCGTCGAAGGCTGCACAGCGAGCTTCATCCTTGGCGAAGGCTATGCGCGCATCAATTTCAGCACGGGCCGACATGCCGCCGATAGTCTTCATGGGTTCACGCTGCATCGGTCTGAACCTCCTCAAAGGAGGCGGCGCCGCTTTCAAGCACCTTCAGGCGGAAAGTCGTTCCATCGGACCAGACCCATCCCCAAAGCTTATGTTCGCCTGGCTCTAAGCCTTCCCATGACTTCATCTGCTCGATGTAGTCTTCAACGCTCTGCCCCATGACATCGCTGTCGATATCGCTGATGCAGTTGGTGTCGGCGTCGAAAGGAGGATCGCACCGCCACGAGCCATCATCATTGATGGTGAGCACCGAAGTCCCACGATCTTCGTGCCAACAAAATTCCACCTCTTCGCCTGGCGCGAGCAGGCGGCAGGGAGGACTGTCATCAGCCCGTTCCTGCTCATCTGCCGCAGCCAGCATCCAGATGTCACTGAAGCCTTTCAGCAGGAATGCATCTGGTGATGTCCCCAAAGCGGGAACACTCTCGTCCAGCCATTCTGCTGGCAACCACTTGCGTTCGCTCACGCCACTTTCTCCTCTTGCTCGATGCCCATCAGGCCAAACAGATCCGGCATCGCCATCTGCTCAGCCATGGCGCGCACATAGGCGCAGCCGTCCACGAAATAGGCGGGGTTGAGTTCGACGCCCCAGCCTTGCCGGCCGAGCTGCAGCGCCCGATAGGGCACACTCATCAGGCCGCCGAAGGGGTCAAAGACGATCTCGCCCGGTTCGGAATATTGGTTCACCGCCCGGTCGATGATGTCGAACTGCAGCGGGCAAAGGTGCATTTCGCGCCCGGCCTGCGCCTGCAGCGTGTTCATCGACAGCATGCGCGCCACATCGGTCCAGACGTTCTCGTCCTTGCTGTGCGGCGGCAGCAGCATGAAGGTGGATGGCAACGCGCCGACCTCTTCGAGCGCCTCGGCGATCCGCACATGGTGCTGGAAATCGTAGACGCTGTTGAGCTGGTACGCTTTCCACAGCTTGTAGATGACGTTGGCATCCAGATGGAGCAGCTCTTCGGGCGTCAGCAGCCTGTTGCCCGATGTCGGTTCATAGCCATGGGCATCGAGCTGCCAGCGGGCGCGGCTATAGCCATCGTCCACGCTCCATTTGCCATTGGTGAACAGCTTCTTGGGCTTGCTCACCGGCTTGTCGGCATAGCCATTGCTGCTGTCGCTGGGCGGCTTGCGGAAGATCAGCAGATACTCGGGCAAACCATTGCCCATCCGCGAACCGTCTTTGCACTGCTCTGTCCAGCCCAGCCGATAGGTCTGGTTGTTCTCCCGCACCACATCGGTGGTGATGGTTTTGCGGGCGAGAAAGGCAAAGCCATGGCTGCGAAACCGCGCCGTGCAATCATCGGCAAAGGGGTAGACGGTTTGGAACCCCAACCCTGTCATGCCACCGGGCACGATCCGGTCTTTGACGTGGATCGCTGCCACCCGCCCCGGCTTGAGAATGCGAAACAGCTGCGGGATCAGGAAGTCCATCTGCGCCCAGAAATGGGCATTGTCGTCTGTGTGGCCGAAGTCGGCATAGTTCGGCGAATACTCGTACTGCGTCGAAAACGGGATCGAGGTGACGATCAGATCGACACTGTCGGCAGCCATCCGCGTCGTCTCCTTGACGCAATCCTCATTGACCAGGCGGAACCCGTTGCCGCTCACTTCCACCCGTTCCACGCCCATGGCGCGAGTCAGCGATTGCGCCATTGCCGCTGAGGCAAGGCCATATTCCCGGATGATTGAGGTCATGATTGCCATCTGCTGGTCATGGCGGCGCCACTTGGCTTCCAGCACATCGCGCACGGGACGTTCGGCCCCGGTATAGATGAGGTCGAGGCGCACCCGGCTCGTCTGCAGGAATCGGTAGCAGCGATGCACCGCCTGGATGAAGTCGTTGAACTTGAACCCGATGCCGAGGAAGATTTCCCAGGAACAATGCCGCTGGAAATTACTGCCCGATCCAGCAATCACCGGCTTGGTGGCCAGCTCGGGAATGCGCCCGTCGGCGAAGTCAGAAAGGATCTTCTCCCGCTCGTCGAGGTCCTGGCTGCCATAGACCGATGCCATGCCCGGTACCGCAGCCTCGATCGCTCGGCGCTCGTCTTCCAGATCGTGCCAGATAACCCGGTGCGCCTGCGGATAAAGCGCCCGCAGCTCCACCATCTTGGCCACGCGGGCATCGAGGCTATCGCGCTTCTCACGAGCCGCATCAGACAGCGAGGCGGCGGCGTTGCGCAGCAAGCGCCCCTGTCCGCTTTTTTCCGCCCCGGCCGTGGAATGATCCGCCGGCAACTCGTGCCAGTGCACATCAAGGCCAGGCAGCTCGTAGCCCTCATCGGAAAAGCCCAAATCGCTCGGCTTCTGGACAAACAGGCCCCAGCTCGCCACCCACAGCCAGAACTCGCGTTCCTTATGCGGATGGATGGTCAGCGTGTCGGCCTTCTCGCTGTTGCGCTTGAAGAACCGGGTCTTGGCCTGGCCAACATCCATCACCTCGAGGAATGCCGAATAGGCGAGCAGTTCGATGAACTGGTTTGGCGAAGGCGTGGCAGTGGCAACGAACTTGAACCGCACGCCGTCAAACAGCTTCATGAACTCGCGAAACGTCTTGGTGCCGCCAAAGCCGCGCAACACCGATGCTTCGTCCAGGCTCGCCGCCGAGAACTCCCGCGGATCGATCTTGCTGTCCCGGATCGTTTCGTAATTGGTGATATAGAGCAGCCCGTCGACGGTGCCTTCCGTGCTGCGAATGAAGCGCAGACTTGGCACGCGTTCCGGATGGCCGTCCTGCCAGGCGCAAAGCTCGGCGCGTTGCGCATCGGTGATGTGCGGATGCTCGCCCGTCGCCAGCGTTTGAACGTCAGCGAAGAATTCGCGGCGCACGCCGAGCGGGGCGGCGATCAATCCCTTGCCGCCGAACCGCGCAACCACCAGGCGCAGGATCTCGATCTGCATGAAACTTTTGCCCAGCCCAAAGGCGGCAAAGATCGCGCGGCGCCCGCCCTGGCAGGCCCAAATGACGATCGCTTTCTGATGCGGCTTGAGCAGCGGGTTGATGTCGTCTGCCGATACGGCAAATCCCGACACCGGCGCCATGGCCACCTTAGCGGCGAGGAACTGATCGTATTGCTGAGGCAGATTCATGGCTGCACCATCAATCCAGCAAGCTCAGCTGCGCCGGAATGGCCGGTTGCGGCGAGGCGAGTGACAAGAGTGCGGACCGCATGCGCTGCTGCCAGGCTGACAACGCCGTTGCCGAGCAGGCGAAGTCGGTCCACGCGAGCAATGTCCAGCCGGGAGGCCAGCCCATCAGCCACTCGACGAAAAGAGGGTTCAAGCTCCGGCGTAGGTGAGAGGACACTTGCCCAACCGGATAAGTCGCGGGGTCCTGGCGGGAAAAGATAGGTTCCGCCAACTCTAAAGTCTTGTTCATCGACCGGGAGTTCCCCGGCTGATGGCTGTCGCCGAAGCCCAGCGACGTTGGGGTTGGCCACAACACTGCCACTTCGTTCAAGGGCGCTCCCTTGGAGCCCCGATCCTGCAGCTCGTCCTTGTTCGCTCCCTTGATGTCCCTGGCTTGGGGTGTCGGCCAAAGAACCACTGCCGCCCGGGTGAGGCTCGGCAAGCCGCTGTTGTATTCCTGTCCTGGCGAGCCCTTGTCCCCATCCGTTGCATTCGGCGTCGGCCACTTGATCGCCTGCTCCTGCAAATCCGGCCCGCCCGCTCCCCGCTCTTCCCGCTTGGAATTCGGACCGCCCGATATGGCCTTCGGCGTCGTCCACATCGCCGCTTGGTTCTGCAGCCCAACTTGTGCCTTGGTCCCGTCTGGACGCATGCCAGTCGCGGACGTACCCGACGGCATGCCCCGGCCGCCGTTCGGAACGTCTGGGGTCAGCCAGTGTGAGGATGAAGATACGTTCGCGCTCATGGCTTGCGCCAACTTCTGCCGCCGTGAACAGTCCACCCTCAACCGCATAACCCAGCTTGAGTAGGTCTCCGCGTACCCGACTGGCGCCAGCGACTTCATCAGCCCCTGCCGCGAGCATGCCTCCGACATTCTCGATGAGGACAAACCAAGGGCGAGCTTGGACGACGATGCGGCGAGTGGCGCTCCAGAGATCCCGATGGTCGTGCTGTCCGCGCTTTTTGCCTGCCAGGCTGTGAGGCTGGCACGGGATGCCGCCAATGAGGCCATCCACAAGACCGCGCCATGGGAAGCCATCAAAGGATCGCACATCGTCCCAGATAGCTGCTGGAGCCATGAGACCTTGTTCAATCGCCCGAACCAGGTGCGCGACGGCGAAGGCTTCCCTCTCCACCATAACGACGCTTCGAGCCGTTGGGAGAGCGAGTTCAAGTCCAAGGTCGAGCCCGCCGCCACCGGTGCAGAGCGAAAGGATGTTGAGGGATCTGGCTGCGGGATGTAGAGCCACATTCAACGCGCCACCTCAAACCAATTAGCCTTGATGATGCTGCGCATCCGTTCGGCTTCTTTGCCGACAAGCGTGAACCGGGCTTCTAGTTTTCTCGCATAGGGCTCAACCGTGACCGTGAAGCCCTCGCTGGCCAGCGCGCCGCGCAGTCGTCCCACCATCTTGTGGGTAGAGCTGTTGAGGTCGTGGAGTTGCGCGACGGGCTCAAGATCACCGGTCAACAGGCCACCGTCGCGCAGCATCATTTCGATCGCATCGCGGTACCAGGGCGTGGAGAACAGCTCGCGCAGCTTGCGGTTTCGCGGCTTGTAACTGGCACTTGCTCCCGATGGACCGACAGGAGGAAGCCGGTAGTTCTCCCCCATCCAGCCCGACAATTTGCGCAGATTCCCAGCACGGGCATTGGCGAGCATGGCGCGCACCTGCGGCGTGCTGCAGCCGATCGCCAAGCCTAGGGTGTGTTCCGATATGCGCTCCTCATTGAGCAGCAGCAGCCCGTGCATCAGGTGCGGATCGTGGGTCACGTCAGGGACATCGGCGCGTGAGCGCAGCGCCTGAACAACAGCAAGGGCGTTCATCGCGAAACCTCGATCGGAACGGAGCGGCGATTGAAAAAGTCGGGACCGCCATCGGCTTGGATGGTGATGGAATGAAAGCGCTCGATGGCCTGCTCGAGCTGCTTGATCTGGCCCGTGTCGTAATCGGCGATCATGATGCCGCCATCCGTCTCGACAACGAGGCGATGATCACCGGCCGGGTCCAGCTCGACGCGTACATCGATGATGCGCGAATGGTAGCGCGGCGGATGACGGCTCATGAGCCAGCCTCTTTGCGCGACTGGGCAGCGGCAGCACGGCTGTCGTTCAACTGCTGAAGATGCTCGATGCTGGTCAGGCCAAGCCGATTGAGCCAGGACTTAACGGTGCCGAGCGGATGCCCGATGTCCTGAGCAAGGAGCAGTGGGCTAACCATAGCCGCCCGGCCGGCACGAAGAACAGGCTCGGCTTGCGCCATGCTGAGCTTGCCAACCTTGTCGCCGAGCAAGGCAATCTCGCCTTCGTAGCTCTCGCGAAGCTCCAGTTGCTGCAGCGGGGAAGATGGCTGAGGAGCGGACTGTGTCCCTTGTTGCAGGCCTCCAATGTCCCCGCTTGCGGGGAGAGGTTGACCGCCGGGGGCCTCGCGAGCCGTACCGGACCCCTCTGGGGTATTCTGTTGGCCGACAAACGGACGCAACGCCGCCTCCGCCAGCGCGCCGAGTGCCGCATAGGCTTCGGCTGTGAACTCGATATTGTCGTCCGTACCTTCGACGATGCCAGTGGCGCGCGCCAGATCGCGTATGCCGACACTGGAAACCCGATCACTCGCAAAGGACATCGCCAGGAGCGACACCGCGAACTGGTGGAACTTGCGCGGCTCCAAGGCAACAGGCTTAGGCGGCTTTGCTGGCGCCGCTACCCTGATCAGCTTGGGGCTGACAACAGCAGCATCGGCTGCAAGCGTCTTGTCGCGTGCTGCGCTGACACTGCTTTCAAAATCATCCTCGGCGAGTTCAGCAAGCGCCTGTGCCCGGCTGCTCAGCTTCTTGGAAATGCCCAGTTCGGCGAGCGTAAAGCTTGTGCTGTCAAAAACCGGTTCCGCGTCGGCACCGGTTTCAGGCTCATCGAGATTGCTGTTGCTGGGGCGCCCGCCGCTCGAAAGCATGCCCTGCTCTTTGACGCGCCGCAGCATGATGCCGAGCTTGCGCTCTGCGCGCGCAATCAGTTCCTGCGCGTCTGCGACAAGCCTGCGATCTTTGGCGATCTTGGCATAGGCTTGAGCACGACGGGCCTGGTCGTGAATGTCCACGACTTCATCGATACGAACGGCCGTGGCCAGCGCTTCCTTGGCACTCTCATAAAGGGCAAGCTCGCTCATGCAGGCTCACCCATCCGGTAGGAGGAGCTCGCAAACAGCGCAACTTCTGTCTCCTGAGGCACCAGTGGCCTAAAGTAGAAGATGGGATAAATGGAGGGCACGCCGTCGGGCTCACAGTGCCCAAACAGTGAAAGCCCAATGCCGAAATCTGGATCGTCCAGCACGAAGGCAATGGTGCAGATCTCGTTGAAAGCCGGGCCATGTGGCACTTGGCCAAAAGTGTCAATGTTGATCCATGGTGTCTTGCGTAGGCATACGCATTGGACGCCGGGTTTTGCCCAATCGCTCATGCCTTTGCCCTCGCTTCTGCCTGAACCTGCAGCTTCAGCGCAGCGAGCTTGGCCATCGCCTCGTCGATCTCACGATTGATCCGCTCCGCATCGCCCGTGGAAATCTGCCCGTCGCCCAAGCTGTCGCCCAGTGCTACGAACACGTCTGAAGTTTCCTTGAGAGTGGCGGCCGTGATGGCACCGAGGAACGTCCCTGAAAGCGCCACGCGCGGCACCGGCACCAGAAGATGACCGCTTAGTTCAGCCAGCTTGCGGGTAATGATCGGCTGCCCGCATTCGGCTTCGAGGTCTGCAATGACATCCGCCGGAATAAAGCGCTCGTCGTGATCTTCGGCCAAAGATCCATACCGGGACAGGTCCTGGTGTCCGACACGCGTCGAGCGCGCCGCTTCCACAGGCCCGCCATTAGTCGCAATCTGCTGGCGAGTGGCGGCTTTGAGCCCGGCATAATCAGTCGCCGGCAGTTGCCGGGCGCTCATGGTGCCAAACCTCGCGCAGCCGCGCCGTGACAGCCACGATTCTGCCATGCGACATCGCCGCCATGAGCAGATTTCAAGACTACCAGCCCAGTATCGCTCTGCGCGAAGCGATCAGCATTTACCGGAAAGCAAGAGCTGCCCGCCGGCGTGCGGAGGGAGGAGAACAACACGCCGACGGGCAGGATCAAGGCGCAGCTGAGCGCGAGAACGCCCCATGCATGGGCAGCGCGCCTCGAACTGATTAGGGAAACTTGGTTCACGCGACCACCTCCGTTGGGAGGGGACCGAAGATGTCAGGCCGGAGTGCGTGCCGAGAAACACCCGATAGCTGCTCAACTTGGAGAACTCGATTCGCCGGAACCTTGTCCCACTGCAACACTGCTGAGGGGGTTACACCCAATCGTCGCGCCAACTCACTGGCACTTCCGACGGCGCTGATTGCTTGGGAGAGGGGTGAAGCATTTGGTTCCATAGCTCAAGTTATAAGCATAACTCAAGTCTGCTTGCAAGACACTCTTACATGGACGCAACCAGTGCTCGTGCTTCAAATCCCTCCCATGATCAAAGGTGACCAAGCCGTCAAAGTTGGAGCCGCAATACGCCAAGCCCGCAAACAGCGCGGCAAGGTGATGAGAAATATTGCGGAGCATCTAAAGATCGACGTTGCGGCCGTCGGCAATTGGGAAATCGGGAGAAATTTACCGTCAACTAGCAACCTGATGGCCACTGCAGCCTATCTCGGCGTTGACCCTGAGGCTCTGAGCCGGGGCGAGGTAATATTCCGGGACACACCAGCGGAGGGACCGGTGGCAGATGCTGAGATCATCAGCGATTTTGGCCAACCTCCTACCGGCCCTTTGGATGTCGAACTGCTCGGCGTCGCAGTAGGCGGAGACGACGGCGACTTCTCATTCAACGGCGAAGTGGTGGGGTTCGTAAGGCGACCCGCCGGCATCGCTCACCTTCGAAAGGTCTTTGCGTTGCACATACTGAGCGACAGCATGGTACCGCGTTACGACCCAGGTGAGGTTATATACTGCGGAGGGCGTGACCCAATTCCGGGAGATCACGTGGTAATTGAGATGTTTCCGGCGGAAGGGACTAAGGCCGGAAAGGCATTCGTCAAGAAACTCGTGAGGCGCACCTCAAGCCAGATCATTACCCGCCAGTACAATCCAGACCAAGAGTTGATCTTTGACCCCTACGAGGTCAAGCACGTATGGCGCGTGATCCCGACGCGCGAGCTTCTCGGGTTCTAGAAGTCCAGGCCTCAGCACGGCGTTTCACCGCTTCATTCACGAAAGCCGCCTGGAGACTGATGTTCTTTCCTGGCAGACCGTCTTGCCGACACATCGTACAACTCAGTTTGCTTCCAAGATCCGACAGCTTCACCATTGCGCCGACGCCGTATTTTGCCAACTGGTCTGGCTGCAGCCAGCGGCTGTGACCGCAGTCCGCACATTCAACGGCTATCGAAATAGTCTCCCCTACTGTTGGCTCGGAGGTTGGCAAAGCCATTTTCTCACCTGCATGTTCCGCTTTGGTTCTATCGTTGATTCTTTTTGGCCAAGAGTCGAGAGCCTTAAGCTAAGAATCTTTTTATGAGTTCTGCTTGCATTTCGATATGAGTGGAACTTATAGTTGCTCATCCTAACTTGGAGGGCAAAGTGCTCAAACATCACGCTGTTAACCCGCACCATTCGTATCCAACCGTCAAAGAACTTCGTATCGATGCCCTAGCGGCGGCGATGATCGACCTAAATGCGGAAGGCGGAGCAACTCGCCAACGGCTGCTTGAGGATGGCTGGACACCTAGTTTCCTCGACGAACATGAAACTGCAGCGCGCGCGCTTGCCAACAAGCGTTTCGTCCGGGACGTGAATGAAGACCCGGTCAAGTCATTGCGCCAAGTCGAAGAGGACATGGCCGACGTCATCAAGACCATGCTCCCGGCCAAGCAGATGCTTATCGCCGAGCTGCAAGCGCGCAGTTTCACTAAAGTGCAGATTGATCTGTTGATGCGGAAAGCCATGGCTCGCGCGGCACTGGCTTTTGCTCATGGAAATACCGGGTTGGTGGCCTGATGGAAGCGATCGTTTCTAGGCTGCAATCTGATCTAGCAATGGCGGTTATCGCCCTTGCCATCCTGTGCTTCACTCTTGGCTCGATCTGACAATGACCCGCGCTCTCGCCATAACACGCCGCCAGGCCGATACGCTGTTCAAGGCAGCGGACAAGGCTGGCGGCATCGTCGAGGTCGAGACGCCAATTGGCATCATCCGTATTATTCCAGCGGCTCTTGCCCCCAAGCCGGATCGCAAGCCGGTTGACACGGAGCCCGAGGGCTATCTTTGATGCAGGCCATGCCGCGTCCTCGCAAACCCTATGTTCAACGGGAAACAACCCGCCACAAGAAAACGGTATGGTACTTCCGCAAGGGAGAGGGACCTCGCGTGCGGCTGCGCGGGGATTATGAAAGCCCGGAATGGCTGGCAGACTATGAAGCCGCGTTGGGCATTTCGAACAATGACGCTCCCGCTGCAAAGGCTTCAAAGGGAACACTCGGCTGGCTGGTCGAGCAATATCTCAACAGCTTAGCCTTCACGAACTTAGCCGCGGGAACGCAAAAGGCGCGGCGCTCTATTCTGAAAAGCGCAATTGCCCATGGCGCCAATCTATCGATCGACAAGATCAGCCGAGGCACGATCGTTGCGGGCCGCGATCGCCGCCGCGACACGCCGGCGGCTGCCGTCAACTTCGTTAAATCCATGAAGGCATTGTTCGTCTGGGCTGTCGAGGCGCAGCACATGGCCAGCAATCCAGCTGCCGATCTCAAGAACCCTGCGCCAAAGACGGAAGGGCATCACACCTGGACCATCGAAGAGGTTCGGCAGTTCTGGGAAAAGCACCCGCTCGGAACCCGTGCGCGCCTCGCCATGGACATCATGCTCTTCTCGGGCATGCGCTCAAGCGATGCTGTTCTATTCGGGCCGGGCCACGTGCGCAACGGATGGGGACATTACCGCTCGGTAAAGACTGGCATTGAGGTAGACTTCCCAATTCTACCTGCACTGCAGGCGTCGATCGACGCAAGCAAGACTGGCCACATGGTCTACATCATCACCGACCATGGCGGGCCGTTCAAATCTGCTGCCAGCTTTGGCAACTGGTTCCGCAAGCAATGCAAGCTGGCGAAGGTGCCAGGCCGTGCCCACGGACTGCGCAAGGCAGGCGCGACCTTCGCAGCCGAGAATGGCGCCAGCGATCAGCAGCTCATGGCAATGTTCGGCTGGAACGATGCCCGTCAGGCGAGCCTCTATACGCGTAAAGCGAACCGAGGAAAGCTGGCTGGAGAAGCAGCCAGAATGCTCGGGGAAGGACAAGACGGGAACATCCTATCCCCGCACCTTTTACCAAACAGCCCCGCACCTAGCAATTAA